TCTCCATTACCATATACACACCGAGCCATAATACGTTGTGAATCTTTCCAAGGTAACACGGGAGGCAATTGACGAGAATAACCCTCCAAATCTAGGACATCAGTGGAAACGAAGTAATGTTGCAACAATTTAACATTCTTCTCAACGAGGTTGCAGTCATTATCAGGAATTGAAAGAAACTTATCCTTCTCTTCCAACTCCTTAAACTGCATACCAAACATTTTCATCCAATCAGAAAAGGTCTCCCTATTAATTTTATGCCTATACTTCCGCAACATAAAGATTATAAAATCATCCCCAAAGACAAATATACCAATCCTCTTGTTGAGAAGATCATTAATAAGACCCTCACCATCCTCATCCGTGCTTGCAATAGTCACAATCCACAAAAAAAACAGAAAAGCCAAAATCCAAGAGTCACCATGGGAAGTCATATACGAACCTGACCCCATAGACCCCTCAAGGAAGCCCCACTGCCCATTAGGCTTGCGAACGAGCTTAAAACCCAAATTATGGGCAACCCATTCATTGAGCTTAACAAACAAACCCCAACTCTGACCAGCAAAGTGGGCTCTGTTGTAATATCTCAAATTTTCCATTGCAAAAAGATTCAACAAAAACCGCTTAATAGATAGATCATAAGAGGAAAAATCCCCTTGGATCCAGAAATAATTAATATTATCATAATGACACTGTTCTGCAAACTTAAAAGCACCACCATGGGAAAACTTGGTGCCTATTAATATAGGGCCCCTGCGCTCGAACTTCTGACGAAAACCCTGCACAGCAGAGCAAATCAGAAATTCTAACGTTTCAGAGAGCCAAATATAACGTATCTTATCTTGCATTTTAAGCGCAGCGTCATCATTCTCTTCAGCAGTATAAAGGAATTCCTTCTTCAAACCAACTGCATTTATAACTTGTGGGAGTTTAAGTTCACCAGTTAAATAAAACTCTTTTATGGCATCATCCATGACCTTACACATAAAAGGCAACTGTAAACCTTTAGAACCTCCAACAGTATAAACGTATTTAACGTCACCAGAACGATAAACGTGATCCTGCCCAGGACGAACCCCAGCAGAAGAAGTTTTCCTATATTCAAAAGTATGAATACCCCAATCCCAATTCCATACGTACTTACCCAAATCTTTATCAACGCCGAAATGCGTATAAAGGCATCTCAGAGCTTCTTTGGTGTGTCTTCTAATGATATTATCAACATAGTGAGGGAATTTTACATCCCTTCTAAGCTTTTCATCATTAGATAGGAGTTTAGAAGAATCAACTTGACTA